CCTCTTCCTTAGTATCTACAAAATTCTGGTCAGGATACTTACCAATCCCCATCACACAGTAGCGCCCTTCCGGTGGCAGTACCGTATCGAGTAGATCGAAAGATGACATGTTTTACTTTATTTGGATGGTGGCTTGGGTATGGTTTATGTAATCGCTAATGGCTTCATCGTAGCTATGGTAGGGGACAGAATCCCCCTTGAACCAATTGTAGATAGTCATCCGAGTTACCCCGAAGGCTCCTGCAACTTCGCTAACGCTGATGTTTGCGCGGATACAAACACGACCCAAGGCCACACCCAAAGACTTGATGCTTGCTTTTCTATTTGCGTACACCAAGCTTTGGCTGTAACCATAGGGCATATTAATCCTCGTCACTCCAAGCCTTCACCACAGAGTCAAGGTCTTTCTTGACAGTGGGTTTAGGGTCAGCTTTCTTTTCACGCTTAGTGGGTTCTTCAATAGGAGACTCAACTTTAGGCGCGGCGGCTTTAGGAACTGGTGCTTCTAACTTGGCTTGCTTGCCCGCCATGTCTGCTTGGTATGGTGTCATAACTACCATCTTCAGCACGTCAGGCTTCTTAGCTACTTCGCTAGTCACAGCGTATTGCGCTTTGTTAATGTAGCCAGTCGGCGTAAACAACACAGACTGGTTATCGTTCTCTTCGTTGAAGCTGATCTGCGTAACAACGTAGTCCAAGCTCTTGCCGTTGTTGGACAAGTACTTAGAGTAGTTTTCAAAGGTGTGGGTGTTGTCACCAGCACCGTCACCGAACAATGACTTAGAAGCCAAGTTCATTTGATAGACTTCGCCTTCAAGTGAAGTACCAAAATCTTCTTCTAACACGAGCGCAATGCGACGTGAGTAACGGCAAGCCTTTGAGTTGCCCATACCTGAACCCTTGGTGTTTTGGGTGCAGTTATCGCAACGCTCAGCTTGCTTGTTTGTCGAACCATCATCAGGCGTACGACCATCGTTAGAGAAGCAGTCGGGCGCAGTCGGCTCAGCATCAGGACTCCATGCTTTTGCATAGAAGATACGACCCACGGCAGGGGACGCATTAACGATGATGGCGTTCAGGTTGCCCTTGATCTTGCCCATCTCTTCACCACCGACCGTCTTACGGAAGATTCCGTTTTTAGGCACGATGCGCTTAACGCCAGACTTACCGGCGAGTTGTTTTGTAAGCTCGCTAACACCTGCACTTTGCAGGAAGTCGGGGAGGTCTTGGTTGAGAATAGTAAGATTACTCATTTCATTTTTCCTTAGAACGTCTAACAACCACGGTATAAGCATTTTCCACATTGAGGCCAAGTGGAAGAACTGTGGGATTCTCAGAGAGGAAATCCTTCATGTTTGTTTGATGAAGTCTCTTCTCTAACAGGCCAAATGCACCATGCTCCTCTATGAAGTCGTACATTGAATCCCAATCATTCGTCCAGTACCGTGACTTTACCGAGCGAATAATTGTGCCGTGTGGGGTGCGAATGCTATCAGCATTCATCTCTTTGCATACATCGAGCATCTGTGCTTCTAACACTTCCATTTGCTCTTTGAGGTCGTTGTCTTCAGCTTCAAACATGCGTTTGTTGTCGGCACGCTTGTCTCTGATCTTGATATAGATTGTGGTCAACTTGTCCAAATCCATGGGGGTGACTCTATCCTTGACTTCTTCGTCCATCTGATTCTCCTAATAGTTAAGTGTGCGGCAGTAACAGTTCACATGAAGCAGTGTTTTCAAAACATTTACCGTCGCAATGGCGCTAACCCATTGCCTACCACTGCCACACAAACTCGATTGTACTCTAACTTTTTACATTGTCAATAGTTTCCGAAGAAATTTCTTGCTTGTATAGATCAATTACTTTTTGGTGGTTGTTGATGTTGCCCTGAAGCATCGTGTACATCTTTGCCTCAATGGGGCTACCCGTAATGTGTACGATGGTCATGTTATTGACTTGCCCGGGGCGGTCGATACGTGCGTTGGCTTGCAAGTACGTCTCAACACTTGTGCATGGAGCATACCAAATGATTGTGTTAGCGGCAGTTAGTGTTAACCCGTGTGATGCCGCTTTTGGTTGAATGATTAATACTTTTGGTTCTGCTTGCTCTTGAAACTGCTTGACAATATCTGAGCGTTTGTTTACAGGAACCGAGCCGTTAATTACCTCGCACGTGATGTTGTGTTTCTGCAAGTGCTTCTCGAGTAATTCAATCGTATGCGTGAACGGAACAAACACAAGCACCTTGTGGCTTGACTCTTCAATTACTTCTTGCACTACGTTGAGCCTACTGCTCACATCAAACTCAATCACTTCGCTCGTATCCGTATACACCGCACCTCCAGCTATTTGCAAGAGTTTGTTAATTTGTACGGCGGCGTTAACGGCTGATACTTCTTCGCCAGCAGCCTCAATCAGCATCTGCTTCTTTAGTATGTTGTAGAACTTAATCTGCTGCGGTGTCAATGGTGCATCTCGTTCAACGAATGTAACGGGCGGCAAATCAAGGCAGTCGGCTTTCTCAAACCGAATAGCGGGTTGCAGTGCTTTGTGAACAATTAACTGTGCAGTCGGCTTGGGTATCCATTTGTACATAGTGAGCTTCATCATCACTGTGTCTCTGAACTGACCAAAGAATGGTGACACACCCTTGGGGTTTACAAGTTTTGCCAATCCGTAAGCATCCACAGGCGACTGTGCGGCGGGCGTACCTGTCAACATCCACAAGCCCTTAATAACTTTTGTTAGGTCTCGTAGGTCTTTCCAACGTTCGGTCTGCGCATTCTTATAGGCCGACGCTTCATCTACTACGATGAGGTCAAACCCACCCGCTATGATTTCTTTCTTGGCGATGCCAACGCCATCGAAGTTGATGACAACAAACTCAGAACCGGCATTCACAATTTCTTTGCGCTTACGTGCGGCTCCATAAGCGACTGATACGGTACGGTGAATGGCAAACTTAAACAAGTCATTCTGCCAAGCCGACTTCATGATCGACAGGGGGCAGATCACTAATACACGCTTCACTAATCCAATGGTCATGAGGTAGTCGACTGCCCAAATTACTGATGCCGTCTTACCTGTACCCTGCTCATTAAAGCAGAACGCCTTGCGGTTTATTGTAAGGAACTCTGCTGTTGTCTTCTGATGTTCGAACGGCGTGAACCCCGGGGGACGAGGCCACGTATACTCTGATAGGTTCATTTTTTCTTACGTTCCTTGGTGCTTACTTCTGATACGACTTTGTGGTTTGAACCACGTTTGAACGAACGATTGGCTGATGGGGTTTGAAGTTTGACTCCGTTCCCGTTTGTGCCACCTTTAGATAGTGCCTTGATGTGAGCAACATCTTTGCCTTCGCGGACGTCAGCACGTCCATCTTTGTTTCGGTCTGCATTCTTTTTATCTATACCTTCTCTAGCACGTTGACGCTCTAAACGATCTGGGTTTTCGCCACGTGCAATCTGTTGTTGATATTCTTTTTTATAGGGTCGGGGTTTGTTTACGTAGGGCATATTAGTTCCTGTTGTATTCACATTCTCTCACCGAGCAGAACTTGCACAGTGGGCCTTGGATTGGATTCCATACCCCATTTTCTAACGCCGCCTCAATTCTTGCAACGTCTTGGGCGGGCTTCTCAATATATTTCTCTACCATTTCTGTATAGTGCGTAGCCCTCACGAATTCCTTGCTGACTACAAATAATAGGGCTGACTTCACCCTCTTGATCTCCGGAAACTTGGCGAATAATCCACAAGCGACAAGATCCAGTTGCTTCACATCCGCATATCTCGCACTCTTGCTTGTCTTGTAGTCTATGGAGTGTGCCGTCCCCGTTTTCTTGTTGATAATCACCAAATCCGCTACCCCATGCCACCATACATTTGGAGCATCGAATTCGCACGACTCTAAGTTCTTCGTCAACCCAAGTTTTACTTCGCATAACTTCTCTCCGGGGATGTCTTTTAAGACGTCTAGGGTAGCTTGCATATACGCAAACTGTTCAGGGATCGGCACTCCATCACGAATGTATTCCTCCGCCACAGTGTGAGCTGTCTTTCCATACAGTGTTGCCTGTGTGTCCGGCTCAATAATGTCCTTTGCTATCTTGGTGTGGTAGTACTTCTTAGGGCACTGTTGAAATGTTTTCAGGCTACTGAATGACCAAACAATACTCATAATATCTTTCTGTTACAGATACGGCCCGGGCACATATCTTGGTTGTACTACAGGTTTAGCTTGTGGTTGACCTTCGCCATGCTCGAACCTAGCGCCACGTGCGGCGGCGTAAGCTTTTACCACGTGCGGGTAGTGTCTGTCTGCCGTTACGTACTTAGTGTCAATACCCCAATCATCCCCTGACGAGTCCAAGTTATACACGGGTTTGACGTCTAGTAGTTCGGCTAACGGTGAATCATCTATAACCGATAACCCATCTCTACCAAAGAACCCATAGCTCTTAATTAGACCTTTGTTGTGCTGAAGTACTGGGTGAAAGTAAATTTTATTTGGGGATGCTTCAGGCACTTCGGAAAGCAAGAGCAACCCTGCGTTACTTTTACCAACTGAGTCGGCAAAGTCGGGAAGTATGCTACCCCAATCGTGCATCATTGCATTGTGTTCCCAATCTATTTTTAGCCCGTCTTTGTTGCCTTTGACCTCTACAAACATACCCCCTTTACCCCAACGGCAAGGTAGAAAGAAGTCGGGTAAATACCTAAAGTTTTTAATTCCGTCGACAGTATCAATTTCTTTTTGATATCCTTCGTTCTCGTACTTCCAAGGTATACCCAAGGTGTCAAAGAATACAGCCCATCGTGCTTCCAGCCTTGAGCGAAAGCGATAGCCCTTGTACGTAGTTTCGATTGCTTTAATTTGATTCATGATTCATCCCAAATGTCGTTAGGCCAAACTAGCACAGGGGTTTCAATCCCTAGGTAGCCGCCTTCAATGTTGAACTCAATGAACTCCCTAGCTTCCTCGGCATCCATGCCGTCTCGCATCAGGATTTCCCGTATCTTCTCCGCGTCGTAAACTAGTACGGATACCATAGTACTGTCACGCCAAATGCTCGCTGGGCCTATGATTGCTTCGTCGTAGCCGTCGTACTTAATCATCGCTTCATCCCCCGCACAAAAGCGGCAAAGCTTGCGGCAGTATCACCGAGAGACTTCATAGCATCAAACTCTTTGGCTACTTCTTCTAATACATCATTCCGCTGCTTGTTCGGGTTTACGTATTCTTGAATATCATCATCGTCGTTCATACCGGCGCATCCTCATGGTTATCAGGGTTGAATTTAGGGACTCGGTTGCCCGTGTCCTTGGGGTTGGGGAATGGCGGGAAAGGCCACATCTCATTAACAGTCTCCATAGCTTGCTCCATATCCCGCTTCGCAATTTAGCGGTAACTCCATACCCCAATCCGGGCGGGTGCGCATGCACATCTCAACGTACTCCAAAGCAGTTTCGACTTCTGCCTCGGGCGCAATACAAGCAATGGCATCATGCACAGTCATCACAACTCGGTACTTCTTTGCAACCATTAGCATCTGCTCACCGATCACGATGCGAGCTAACGCTTGGCACACGTTCTCAATTACCTTGCCACCATAAATGCGTGTTGGGATAATTGCTTTGCCTTTCTTGGTGTCGTATACCAGCTCAGACTTACCTTCGTCGTTCTGAAGTATGCGTAGGTTGGGATAGCGTAGGTACAAACCATTGGGAAGTAAAACACCGCTATTGCCATCTATCTTTAAAATATCGCCTCGGCCTAATGTGGTCTGCTGATTCTGAAGTACGGCTTTGAGGGCTGACGCCGCAGACTTCCATAGTTCAGTAATCTTCGGATACGTAGTTCGATATGTGTCAATAATCCTCTTCGCTTCATCCAATTCGATCGTGACATTGAAGTTCTTAAGTTGCGCTTGGAATTTTGCCGCGCCCATCCCGTACCCGCACCCAAGGATAGTGGTCTTGCCAACAAACCTTTCGTCCTTTGTAATTTCTGAAATGTCCTTGCCATAGATAGCCGTTGCCATGATTTTGTATACATCCTCGCCACGATCAAATGCCTCCACTAAGTCGTTTTGTTCCGCAAGCCATGCGAGCGTACGGGCTTCAATTTGTGATGAGTCTGAATCAATCATCATGTA